TCTCTTTATCCCAATGGAATGGAACTATGAAGGATTTATTGACGAGTACGGACTTCCAGTCTTTAATTGTAGAGGTGATGATGTGCGACATGGACCAGACGGTGAATTAATAGATATAGGTGTTATTGATCATTGGGAAAATGAAGCAGAAGGTTTAAAAGACGATCAAGACGCGTTAAACGAATTTTACAGACAGTTTCCACGTACTGAAGAACACGCGTTCAGAGATGAAACTAAAAACAGTATATTTAACCTAGTTAAGATATACGAGCAAATAGACTTTAACGAAGGTAGCAGACATAATGCTCCTTTTACAATAGGTAGTTTTGGCTGGGTTAAAGGAGTTAAAGATACTAAGGTTGTTTTTAATCCTGATCCAACAGGTAGGTTTAAAGTAAGCTGGGTACCGCCAGTTCACTTGCAAAATAAACAAATTGTAAAGAATGGAATCAAATACCCCGCTAACGAGCATGTTGGGGCCTTTGGTTGCGACAGCTATGACATTAGTGGTACTGTTGATGGCCGCGGTTCGAAAGGCGCTTTACACGGACTAACAAAATTTTCTATGGAAGACGCGCCACCGAGTTCGTTTTTCTTAGAGTATATAGCAAGACCACAAACCGCAGAGATGTTCTTTGAGGACGTTCTAATGGCGTTAGTATTTTACGGAATGCCTTTGCTTGCAGAGAACAATAAACCTCGTCTATTGTATTATTTACGACGTAGAGGATACAGAGGTTATAGCATGAACAGACCAGACAAGTCATGGAACAAACTATCAACCGCAGAAAAAGAGGTTGGTGGCATACCAAACTCTAGTGAAGATATTAAGCAGGCCCACGCTGCAGCTATTGAAATGTATATTAATGATCACGTTGGACATTTAGGTAATGGTAACTACGGCACTGTATATTTTAATGACTTACTAAACGATTGGGCTAAATTTGATATTAACAAAAGAACAAAGTTCGATGCGTCAATAAGCTCTGGTTTAGCTATTATGGCTTGCAATAGACATCTATACGCACCAAACGCTAAAGTTGAACGACAATCTTTAAACCTTAATATATCTCGATACAACAATACGGGAGTTAACTCTCAAATAATTAAATAGGCATGGCTGAGTCAGTATATGTAAATTTTCCAAAACAAAACGTTAGCGACGAAGAGAAAAGCTCTTTTGAATACGGCGCTAAAGTTGCAGAGGCTATCTATACAGAGTGGTTTACTCAAGAAAACAACGCTAATAGATATACTAACTCTATAAATAACTATCATAAGCTAAGACTATACGCAAGAGGAGAGCAGTCTATACAAAAATATAAGGATGAGTTGTCTATTAATGGCGATTTATCCTATCTTAATTTAGATTGGACACCTGTCCCTATTATTCCTAAATTTGTTGATATTGTAGTAAATGGTATAGCCGAAAGAACATATGATATAAAAGCTTTTTCTATAGACGCACAAGGAGCTAAAGAAAGAACTGAGTTTATTGAAGCGGTTGAGGGTGATATGAAAATGCAAGGTTTCGACGCTGTTATGCAGCAGCAGTTAAATATGGATACTAAGGAAAGTAATATGGATCCATTGCCTGAAACAGATGAAGAGCTGCAACTTCATATGCAGTTACAATACAAGCAAGCTATTGAGATCGCTGAAGAGCAAGCTATTAAAATGCTTTTAGAAGGTAGTAATTACGAGCTTATTAAGAAAAGATTTTTCTATGATTTAACTGTATTAGGTATTGGTGCTGTTAAAACTTGTTTTAATAAGTCTGAAGGTGTTGTAGTTGATTATGTAGATCCAGCTAATTTAATATACTCTAGGTCTAACTCGCCATATTTTGACGATATATATTATGTAGGTGAAGTTAAAGCAATACCTATCAATGAGCTTGTAAAAGAGTTTCCTGATTTAGAGCAATCTGATATTAACCAAATATTAGAGAAAAATAGTAAGGCAAATAACTACAGGCACGGAAGAAACAGAGCAGCAAGCAGAGATAGAAATATTGTCGAGGTTTTATACTTCAACTACAAAACTTATAACAACGAGGTTTACAAGATTAAGACTACAGGCACTGGAGGTCAAAGAGCTATTCGCAAAACAGACAGATTTAACCCACCTGCAGATATGGCTGGTGATTTTATTAGAGAGTCTAAGAAAATAGAAGTACTATACGAAGGCGTCATGGTTCTTGGCTCTAATATGTTATTGCACTGGGATTTAGCTAAGAATATGTTAAGGCCTAAGAGCGACTTTAACAAAGTAAAAATGAACTACAGTATTGTAGCGCCACGTATGTATGAAGGACGCATTGAATCTTTAGTTAGCAGGATTACCGGATTTGCTGATATGATTCAGCTTACGCATTTAAAGCTTCAGCAAGTAATGTCAAAGATGGTGCCAGATGGTGTTTATCTTGACGCAGACGGACTTGCTGAAATAGATCTAGGTAATGGAACTAACTATAGCCCTCAAGAGGCATTAAATATGTTCTTCCAAACTGGTAGTATTATTGGTAGAAGTTTTACTTCTGAAGGTGATATGAATCCTGGTAAAGTACCTATTCAAGAAATAAACTCTAGCGGTAAAGGTGCTAAGCTACAGTCTTTAATACAAACTTATAATTACTATCTTCAAATGATACGTGATGTAACAGGTTTGAACGAGGCTAGAGATGGTAGTACTCCAGATAAAAACGCATTAGTTGGTATACAAAAGATAGCAGCAGCAAACTCTAACACTGCAACTAGACATATATTGCAAGCTGGTTTATTATTAACAGCTGAAACAGCCGAAAAATTATCACTTCGTATATCAGATGTTATTGAGTACTCTCCAGCTAAAAAAGCATTTATACAAGCTATAGGTCATAGAAACGTAGCTAAGCTAGAAAAAGTATCAAAGCTACATCTTCATGACTTTGGTATATTTATTGATCTGGCTCCTGATGAAGAAGAAAAACAAATGCTAGAGAATAATATACAAATGTCTATACAACAAAAAAGTATAGACTTAGAAGATGCTATAGATATTAGAGATATAAAAAATCTTAAGCTAGCTAATCAACTTCTCAAGCTTAGACGCAAGAAAAAGCAAGAAAAAGATCAACAGCTACAACAGCAGAATATACAAGCTCAAAGTCAGTCTAACGCGCAAGCTGCTCAAGCTGCAGCTCAAACAGAAATGCAAAAGCAGCAAGCTATTACACAGAGTAAGATACAACTGCTTCAAGCAGAATCTCAATTAGACGCTCAAAAAATGCAAGCTGAAATAGCGGCTAAAAAAGAACTTATGATGTTAGAGTTCCAATTCAACATGCAGCTTAAAGGCGCTGAAGTTCAAGGACTACGAGATAGAGAAAAAGAAAAAGAAGATCGTAAAGATAAAAGAACCAAAATACAGGCTTCTCAACAAAGTGAAATGATAGAGCAAAGAAAAACGGGTAAACCACCTAAAAACTTTGAGTCTGCAGGTAATGATACTATTGGAGGTAACTTTGATTTAGAGTCTTTTACACCGCGATAAATTAAAACAATTTTATATTTTATATTATGGAAAACAATCAAACAGATCTTGAAGAGGTAATCAACGAGGTCGAAAACGAAAAATCTCAAGAAGAGACTGTTGAAGAACAGGCTCCAGAGCTTGACTTAGATAAGTTTGAAAGCAAGGACGATCCCAACGTTTTTAAACTAGATTTAAGTCAGCCAACGGAACAAGTAAATGACTCTGAAAATAATACCGAAGAAGCTACTGAAGAAGTTGCACAAGAAGAGAACATTAATGAAGAGGTACCAACCCTTGAGGAAGTTACCAATGAGGAAAATACAGAAGAGCAAGTCGTAACCAAAGAAGAGGTTATGGAGGCTCTTGATGAGTCTGAAGAAACTGGGCAACCTCTACCAGAGAATATTCAAAAGCTAGTTGATTTTATGGATGAAACTGGCGGTGATCTTGAAGATTACGTGAAGTTAAATAGAGACACAAGCAAGCTAAGTGATCAACAAGCACTTAGAGAATATTACGAAACAAGCAAACCGCATCTAGCTTCTGATGAAATAGATTTTCTTATTGAAGATAATTTTTCATACGACGAGGATATGGATGAGGAACGAGATATTAAAAGAAAAAAATTAGCCTATAAAGAGCAAGTTGCCGAGGCTAAAGCCTACTTAGACGGGCAAAAGTCTAAATATTATGAAGAAATTAAAGCTGGAAGTAAGCTTACAAATGAGCAACAGAAAGCAATTGATTTTTTCAACAGATACAATAAAGAGTCTGAACAGACTAAAAAAGCTGTAGAGCGCAGTACTAATGTTTTTGAAAAAAGGACGAATAATCTTTTCAACGACAAGTTCAAAGGTTTTGAATATAACGTTGGTGATAAGAAGTATCGTTTCAATATCAATGACGTAGAAGGTATTAAAGCAAAGCAAAGTAATATCAATAATTTCACGGCAAAGTTTGTCGACGAAAATCAACAACTTTCTGATGCTGAAGGATACCATAAAGCTCTATACACAGCTATGAACCCTGATGCTGTAGCTCGACATTTTTATGAGCAAGGCAGGGCTGATGCTTTAAAACAAAGCATGAAAGAGTCTAAGAATATTGATATGGACCCTAGAAGTTCACATCAAGACGCTAAGGCTAGCGGCCCTACTTTTAAAGTATTAGGTGATGATTCAGCCTCTTTTAAATTTAAAATGAAAAACAAATAATTTAAGAAAAAATGGCAATTACAAGTTTTAACGGTGGCGCTTCTCCAATTGATGCGTCTCCACGTAAACAAACGTTGTCGTCTAACTATGTAGACTTTACGTCTTCAGACACAGAAGGTTGGGCGCAACAATACTTACCAGATCTTATGGAAAAAGAAGCAGAGATCTATGGTAAAAGAACAATCGCAGGATTCCTAGCACAAATTGGTGCAGAAGAGCCTTCAGCTGCTGACCGTGTTATTTGGTCGGAGCAGGGTCGTCTACACTTAGCTTATACAGCAAAGTACAAGGATTCTAACGATACATATGAAATCGAAAAAGATGTTGACGGAAACGCTATTGGTGTTAACCATGGTCTTCGTGTAGGTGATATGGTAATTATGTCTGTTGCAAATGCTACAGCTAAAGGTTACGTTTCTGCAATTAACGAAGATACAGATAATGCTGCTGAGTTTACTGTAATCGCTTATGGCGCTGCTAATATGGCAACTGCTTTAGGTTCTACAGCTACAACATCTGAATTAGTAAGAGTATTGGTTATTGGTTCTGAGTTTGAAAAAGGAACAGACGGACGTTCTTCTGCTAACGCGCCTAAGTTTGTTAGCCACTCTAACAAGCACTTAATCATGAAGGATTACTACGAAGTATCTGGTTCAGATACTACTTCAATTGGTTGGGTAGAAGTTGCAGGTGAAGAAGGACAGAACGGTTATCTTTGGTACTTAAAGGCTGAAGGTGATACTCGTGCTCGTTTCGCAGACTACTTAGAAATGGCTATGCTTGAAGCTGAAACTGCAGATGACGCCGCTGGCGCTATTGGTGGTACTGATGCTTCTACAAGCGACGGTACGCAAGGTTTATTCCAAGCTATCACTGTTCGTGGTCACCAAACTTCAGGTATCAGCGGTGTTAATGCTGCTACTGACTTAGCTGAGTTTGATGCTATTTTAGCAACATTTGATGGTCAAGGAGCAATTGAAGAGAATATGCTTTTCTTAGATCGTTCAACTAGCTTAGCTATTGACGATATGCTTGCGTCTATGAATTCTTACGGTGCTGGTGGTACTTCTTACGGAGTATTTGATAACTCTGAAGATATGGCTCTAAACCTAGGTTTCTCTGGTTTCCGCCGTGGTTCATATGACTTCTACAAGTCAGACTTCAAATACCTAAATGACAAAGGTACTCGTGGGGCTCTTAACGATACAGTTAATAATATCCGCGGTGTTGTTGTTCCTGCTGGAGTATCTTCAGTATACGACGAAATGTTAGGCCGTAACCTTAAGCGTCCGTTCTTACACGTACGTTACAGACAATCAGCTACTGAGTCTCGTAAGATGAAGACTTGGATCACTGGTTCTGTTGGAGGTGCAGCTACTTCTGGTAAAGACGTAATGGAGGTTCACTACCTAACTGAGAGATGTTTAATCACTCAAGGTGCGAACAACTTCATGCTAATTAACTAAGAGTATATATGTGTTGAAACTACCTCACCTTCGGGTGGGGTAGTTTTATATTAATTTTTTTATTTTATTATATTATGGCTAAAAAGAAAAAAGAAGAGGTTATTGAAGAACCTCAAGTAGAAAACGTTGAAGTGCAAGAGGCTCCGGCTCCTAAACCAAAAAACGTTGTAAACAAAAAATCAAAACCAGAAGATAGCTGGGAGATAAAAGATAGAATGTACTATCTTACTAAGAATAGATCTCCATTAACTTACTTAATTAAAGGAAGTAATATCTATTGGTTTGACGAAGAAAAAGGTTACGAAAGAGAACTTAAATACTGTTCTAATCAAAGAACTTGCTTTGTTGATGAAATGAA